AGGGGTAGGGGGTCGGGCTTTATTAATAAATTTGGAAGTTCGCCTAAAAGTATTATCTTTGTTGTATGGGTACAGCGATAGACATAATCAAGGGGAAAGAAGAGCGGGCGCTACGCAGGCAGGGGATGGAGGAGCGTGGTGAGGTAAAGAAGTACGAAGTAGACGACAAGGTACGTGAAGAGTTCAGGGCTACGTTTGGGAAGACGGTAGCGTTTTTAGACATGATAGGGGTGAGGGAGAAGTTGGAAGAGATATTAGGAGACATAGAAGTAGCGGACAGTCCGGCAACGATAAGCAAGTTAAAGGGGAAGTTAGATGTCATAATGAAGTACGTGAATGTGTTCAAGGCAGCGAGTGACAGTATCAACCGGACAGAGAAGACGATAATCAAGGAGCGGGAAGTAGGGGAAGAAGGAGAAAATAGTATTGGGATAGGGAATATAGAAGTAATAGAGAAGATAGACTATGATACTATTGCCGGAGCGGTTAAACGATAAGCAGATAGAGTTATACAATTTGTTGAATGAGGACAGATATGTAGAGTATTTGTTTTACGGTTCGAGCAGGGCTGGGAAGACATTTTTGATATTTGCGTGGTTTGTGACTCAGTGTATAAGATACGGAGCGAATTGTTTGATAATACGGAATACGTTTACGTCGTTAAACAATGGAATGTTGATGCAGACAGTACCGGCGGTATTGAATTCAATGGCGAGGCGTTGGGGTTACAGTGATTACAAGAAGGTGATGATAGGGGGAGAGAGGTTTGCTCGGTATGTAAACAAGGACGACAGTTTGGTATTCTACAATGGTTCCTACATAAAGTTCGGGAGTTTGCGGGGTAGTTCGGACAGTGAGTCGAAATATGATTCGATATTAAGTACGGAATGGGGGCATATATTTTTGGATGAGATAAGTGAGATAAGTTGGCAGCCGGTAAGCAAGTTATTGACGCGGTTAGCACAGAAGTTGCCGGTAAAGAACAAGATGTTGTATGCGTTAAATCCGTGCAGTAAGAATCATTGGAGTTACAAGAGGTTTTTTTTGCAGGAGGATTACGATACAGGGATGAAGTTAGACCCGAGTATACAGGCGATGTTGTACAAGAAGCATTTCAGTGTAGAGGACAACAAGGAGAACGTATCGGCAAGTTATATGCTTACGATGAAGAGTTTGTCGAAGATAGACAAGCGTAGGTTTTTGGACGGGGAGTATTACGATGAGATGGAGGGAGAGATATTCCACCATATACCATGGGGGACAATGCCGGAAGAAGAATCGTTTGTACGATATATAATCTACGTAGACCCGTCGGCAAAGGAGAGTGTAAAGAACGATTACAAGGCATGCGTATTGTTGGGGTTGACGAAAGACAAGATATGGTTGGTGGACGTATATGCTGTACAGGGGAGCACTTACGAGATGTTGGAAGGCATATATAGCTTATACGTAAAATGTCCGATAACGCCACGTTTATACATTGAAAAAAAGCAAGTTCCGTTGGATTTCAACAAAACATTGCTTAACTTTCAGGCGCAAAAGGGGTGGATATGTCCGATAGAGTGGGATACGCGTAATCACGGCAACAAGTTTTACAACATTGAGTCCACTTTAGACCCTTTGTTCAAGAATGGGGGGATAATGTTCAACGACAAGATGAAGAACACTCCTATGGGAGAGATTACGGTGCAGCAGTTTTTGGAGTTTTCGAGGAAAGAGAGTCCGTTAAAGAAAGACGACATACCGGACGCGGTAGCCAAAGGAGTTTCGTTAATGGGGAGGAATCTGAAGATAGTCAATCCAGCCCAGAAGAAGACGAAGATGTTTATAGCGATAGGAGGAAAATTAAAGTCCTTATAATATGATAGAGATAAAAGATTTATATCAATGGATACAGCCTAACACATGTGATGAGATAATAGGCATGAATCCGACGGCATTGGAAGACGCCTATGTATCCGCTATAGGCTATTTGGCTGGCGAGATAGGGAATATATACGATTTGGAGGAGATGTTGCCGGTAATGAAGGATGTCCATCCTGATTTGTTCTTTATGGTAAGGGTATTGACAGCTTCTGCATTCATGGGTTCCACTTTCGCGTGGAGCACGGTATTTACGAACCAGTACAACAGTGTGATGTCTACTATACACAGGATGAAGTCGGGGACATCCCGCATGACTGGGGCGGTTAACAAGCCTGAGCCTAACGCGATAGGTAAAATAGTAACGAACATAAATGATTATATAGGCTAATATGACAATCTGGAAAACCCCTGATATAAATCCTTATTACATACCTAAGTCAGTAGGTACAGGAAAGGTAACGTCGAGATATTTAATCAACTATTATGAGACTCCATATACAGCCAAATATTGGCGTGATGCGATAGACAGAGCTATAAATTACAGTGATTTGTATTATTACGGAGTCCTTCAGTCTTGGGCTTTGCAATCCAGCCCGTTTCTTGTGTCTCTATTGGACAAAAGATATGTGCCCGCTCAGAAAAACTTCTATGCTTTCGCGAAATACGGGGAAATGAGCCGGATAGACGACAAATTCTCCAAATATTTTACGCAGACTAACATTTTCAAGCAGCTTGTTTGCCGTGCTCCGTTGAACGCGAAGATTCGCGGGGTGGCAGGCAAGCAGATAGACATAGAAAAGGACATTGTAACGGATTTCCCTATGCGGAATATAGACATGTTCAACAGGGCTATACGCTATATGACCTTTGACATAGAGAGCGTAGCCAAGTTCGATGATTACGACAATATGTTCTATTTCGAGGCTTCCCCAGAAGAAGATTACAAGTTGGGGCTTATGCAGGAAATTACAAGGGCAATAATCGAAATAATCAATTCTTACCGGAATTGGGGGATACTTACAGGGAGATATTCATATCCACGCTATACGATAGGATATCAGGCGCAGAATGAAGAAGCCCAACAGATAGCCGTCGAATATGCCGGTCTCATCAATGACCCCACTGCAACTCCGGTAGTTCCCTTTGAAGTGAACGAATTGTCTACTAACAAGGAAAGGAAATACCAAGTGGAGATAAATTCCGTCAATACGGAAGCCCCAAGCGAAGCGTTCAGGGCGCATAAGGAATTGGTAGACAAATGGGAAAGCGAGCTTATGCAGCTGATAACCGGAAGTACGTTAATCGGGAATACCGAAAAGAACACGAATTCCGAGCAATTGGCGGAAATTCACATGCAATTGTATAAAAATATCCTTGATGAGGACAATAAGGACATTTTGAGGGTTACAAATACCCAGACAATGCCGAAATTGGCGAGATTGGTCAAAAACAAGGATTTGACCGATTATCAGGTAGTAATTATCCCTGACAAGAGCATTTCGGTGAAGCATTTTATCAAGATTACGGACACATTGAGCAAGCAAGGATTGAGGATTTCCGAACAATTCCTGCAAAAAGTGGGGTTGGATGAAGGAGATATCGACAAGAAAGTCACCAACAAGTCATGGATTACCAACACAGTAGACAAGATAAAGAGCATTTTTACCCCTAAAAGCAAGAAAGATGGCGGATACGATGCAGGATATGATAAACAAGCTAAGGAGTCTTAAAAAATGCGTAAGAGATGAGATGCCTAAGGCGATATCGGAAAGCATGTTGAAAGAAACGAAGCAGAATTTCCAGAAAGAGGCATATACTAACGACGGAGGGGCACAGAAATGGAAAGAGCGTATGTATGACGTGCACAATACGCCTATCGGTGTAAAGTTGCCTTATCCCAAACTAAGGAGGACAGGGAGGTTATACAATTCTATCAAGAAAATAACCAATGTCCCGTACACGGCAGGGTTAAAAACCAGCGTTCCGTACGCACAATTGCAGAATGAAGGAGGAAAGGCGCAAAAAAGGTGGGTTCAGCCTGCATATAAAATAAACAGGAAACCTCCGCAAATACCAGCCCGCCAATTTATGGGCGTGGGGAACCGGACATATAGGAGGGCATATAAGGCTATTTTGACGGTTTGGAATAAAAATTTCAATAAATAGTTGATGATAATAAAAAACTTAATATTTTAGCGAAAAATAGGACATATGATAGGGTTATTAACTAAGAAATTGATTGATTTTTTCAGGCAAACGGATATTGTCACTGAAAATCATATACCCGTTTTAACCTCTAATGTCTCTGACGGAAGGACGGTTGTAAATACCACATTGCCGGCTATTGTCATAACCGTAGATTCCGCTCCAAACAATATGGTATATATTGGAGGATTGATAAGAGACAACATAAATATTGACGTGGTTGTAATGGACAGGCTTGTAAATTACACTCTTTCAGGAGAGACAGATATTTATGAATGGAGGCGTAATCTTGCCTATAAGCTAAGGACTGAACTTTTCACGGAGCGGGCATCCCAATTTTTCAAGGATATACTTCAAGGGAACAATTTCCTGCCTATGTATAGGGGAATGAATAACTTTATCAAGCAGGGATACAAGGAAGACACGGAAGAAGATATCGAATGCTGGCGGATGAAATTCGAGTGTGTCATGGTGGACAATTCTACCATAGACATAACATATATAAAAGCCAAATCAGGCTCTGTGCAGCTTATAGACAAGCAGATAAATCCCGTCACCCCTATACATCCCCATTATGGGATAGAAGAGATGATGTGGAAGTATGGCTATGGGCAGTATATACCTGATTTGTTAGATATGATTGTCACGAGCGGACAGATAACAGACCAGTATAAGGAGGAAGGGAATGTTCAAATACCTAACACCTTATCAGACAAAGTATTATTTTTGCCAGAGAATTTCCCTGAAAAGACAACTTATTACTACTTATATGGGTTATTAAGTATGAAATACGTCCCGTATAATGAGCGTATGAGAAATTTTAATAATAATGTATGTATAAGGGAGATAAATGTAAATACATCCTCATGGATGAGCTTTAATCAAGGCTTTAGGAATTGTTATTTTCTGACTAAAATAAATGAAGGGAATATAGTAGATTGTTCAAGTATAAGTAAGGCTGGGAATATTTCAAATACTTTTTATGGATGTTCATCTTTAGAAGAAGTAAGCCTTATAAACATTCCTGAAAGGGCTATAGATTGTAGTAGTTTATTTTCTTTAGCTCCTAATATTATTCCTGATAAAATGAAGAAAATTACATTTTCCCCTAAAATAAAGGTTACTCGGATAACATTAGGATTTAGTGGGAGATATTCATTGCAAACAATTGTCGGGGAATTAGATTTTTCAGAATGTGAACCAACCCAACAACAGAATCCATTTAATGGATGTACTTCTCTTATAGAAGTCCGATTTACACCTGAAAGCATAAAACAAAATTTGTCTTTTACACAATCATCTCAATTAAGTGATGAATCCATACAAAGCATACTTGACGGATTGGCTAATATTTCGGAAACACATGTATTATACCTAAATTCAGAAGTATATGCAAAATTGACGGAAGAGCAAAAACAGTCGGTAACAGATAAAGGTTGGACAATAATTAGTTAATTATGTTAGAGTTAAAAGCAAGAAAAGGTTATGTATATACCGACAAAAACAAAACATTTTTTGCCGATACAATTGTATTGGGGAAATATGACAAGAAAGAGAATTATCGGCAAATGAAGATAGAAGGGAATGAAGAACTAATAGAAAATTATAAAAATGGTAAGGCAAGTATTATCGGATGAATCCCTAAACGATAGAGGATTTAGGGTAATGAACAAGTCTATAAAATGGGACAGATATTTGAAAAATCCCGTTCTTGTAGAACAGCATATGTCATGGGAGCCTCCTATCGGCAGGATAGATGATATAAAACTCGAAAATGACGCATGGACAGGAGTATTAGTATTTGCATCTACTGAAAAAGGGAAGATGTATGAGAAATTATACAATGAAGGTTGTATAAGAGCCGTATCTATTGGCGGGAATGCAGTAATAGTAGAGAATGAGAGGGGAGAGAAAAAAACAAAGTCTTTTGATATTTTTGAAGTCTCCTTAGTTACTATTCCTTCAAATGCCAATGCGGTAAAACATGAATTGGGGCATATTCCGGTAGAATATAAATTATATTGTGATAAAAAGGAATTTATTACTTTAAGTTCTAATTTTGAAGAATTAAATAATATGGAAGAAGAAAAAGAAAAAAAGGAAGAATTGGAGGCTAAGCCCGAAGTTCAAGAAGTCCAAGAGCCAGAAGCTCCAAAAGAAGAGTTTAAGGCAGAGGAAACAAAAAACACAGTCCTTTCGGCTTTGAAAGATTTGTTAGGTCTGAATTCAAAGAAGAAATTAGAAGATGATGATGAAGACAAAGACATTAAAGAAGACGAAGAAGAGGACAAGGAGGAAGTAGAGGACACCAAAGCTAAAGACGAAAAGGAAAAATTGGAGTCTGAGGATTTGAAAAAGAAATTGCCTGAAAAAGTAGCGGAAAGATTGCAGGCAAACCCTGAAGCAAGAATTTTTACAGAAAATACACAACAACCTAAAATTATGACAGAATACAAGACTTTACATTCTTATTTATCTTCGGAAGAAGGTAAAAATAAGATGGGTATGATGGCATTAGGCTCTGACCTTAAGTATGCTCATGAGCACAAGCCTATTCCCGTGCATGATTTGCTGGATTCTTACAAAGAACTGGCATCAGTGTTAAAAAATGACCGTGACTTTATGGCTTCATTCGGTCAGTTCAATTTATGTTTTGAGGGCAAAGCTCCTATGTCTACCGGTCAATTGCTCGATACTGTTCTTGCAGCAGGAGATAATACCTATGATTTCCTAAGTACTCCTGATTTGGTGGCTGTACAATGGTTGGCAATGTATTATAGAATGCTTTTCCCTATTAATACATTTGCAGACAGAATCCCGCGTATCAGTTCGGATTCGGCAGGTACTATTCATCCTGAAATAAACATGAAGCCTAACGTTTATTTTGATACACTTGTTCCGAAAAACAAAGCAGAAGAATATTTGTATGATGATAACGCAATTGCTATTCCTACTTACGCATTCTCTCTAAATGCTATTGCTTGGCAGCCAGGCGATGACAACTTATTGAGATACGATAAGAGAGGCATAGGTATGTCTGAAGCCTTAAGAGTAGTAGCGAATGCTCAACACAATTATATTATTCAGGTTCTGGCGAATTCAGTAAAAGAGGGTACATTTGTTCCAATGACAGGTGCAAATTCTTTTGCATCAGCCGGAATGTTCCCAGCAAATGCTGCAGCTGCAGGAAATTTGAAAGAATTCACAGTAGCTGACTTATTAAGCCTTCGTATGAAGTTTATTCAGGCTAATTTCAATCTCGATATTGAACGTCCGGAGATAGTAATGGATGCTATTTATGCAAACCAGCTACAATCTAATGATACTTTTGTAAACGCCCTTAACTTGCCTACTGAAAAAATCGGGCCAATGCAGATGATGGCATACGGTATGAACATTACACAACGTTCTATATGTGGAGTATATGATACAGCTACAAATAAAGTAGTAGACCCGAAATTATATGGTATACCTTTGACTGCCCATAAAATACCAAGTTCTTATACTCCTCCGACATTAGCAGCTACTGCATATGGATGTATTATAGGTTTCTTGCCTTCTCAATTCCTTATTGGCGTAGGTCGTACAAATGTATTCGTAAAACAAGAACCTACCCTTTGGGCATGGGAAATGTCTATGGATACTCGTATGGGAGCCGGTGCAGCTCGTAAAGACGGAGTAGGAATCTATGGCGTAGCTCCAGCGGTAGCAGCAGGTGCTTAATATAAAATAATAAGCAGGGGGCAAAATCCCCTGCTTGACTTACCAACACACAAAATAAACAATAAACAATATGGAACTTACTAATTATAAAGAGTCTTTCTTTCAATATTTATATGCTTTAGTAAAAGAACACAAAAAAGCATATGTATGTGAAAACGGAAAAGTGTTTTTAGCTATTCAGGATGCTAAGCATGAAGAATACGATTACATGGAAAGAAAGCATTATAAATTGTTATGGGCAGAAGTAAATATAGATAATGTACCTTTAAATAATGAAGAATTGAAAACGCTGCTCGAAGAATTCAAGCCAGAAGAACAGCCGAAAGAAGGAATCATAAAAAAGAGTACATTAAATGTAGATGAATCTGTTATTAACGAATTTAACGCGTTGAAAGAAGCTCGAAAAAATCCTGAAAAGAAAACAAAAGGTAGACCACCTAAAGAACAATAATTATGGCAACAACAGGAATACATATTTCATTAAAAGATACGTCTATTGGGAGTAACCAAGTAGACGAATCTATTTCTTGTTTGGTTGTTGATGTGGCAGGTGCGGAATCTAATTTGCCTGAAGACTTAGAGTTAAACACCCCTTATATGATAACTTCGTTATCAGCAGCAGAGGGGTTAGGTATAACTTCAGAATGGGCGGAAGGTAACGGAGCGAAGACTATGCTATACCAACACATCAGCGAGTTTTACGGTGCAGCTTCAGCAGGGACTAAGTTATGGATTGTCCTCGTTCAAACGACGGCAAGCATAAACTTCTCTACTGCAAGTTTCTATACAGCATTACAGCCGGTAATATTCAAGACTATCTCAGGGAGTTATAAGAACAGACCTCGTGCAATAGGATTCTGCCAATCTAAAGGGACATTGCCCGCTCCTGAATATGGTGAAGGCGTGAACAATGAGACAGACCAAGAAGCACTCAATCAGATACAGACATTCTTGACTAACATGTTTGAATTGGGCATCAGAATGGTTGGTGTATTTGACGGAGCGTATATCAAGCAGGGGACTTTCAGCAGCGCAACAGAGATAGCGAAACTTATGGATTGCTCGGCTATGAGTTATCCGAGTGTAGCATATTGTGTTACCGGTTCTTCTCCTAACGGATTGTCTTCTGTAGGGCGTGTATTGGGAGTAAGAGCCAGCCGGAGTATAGCTGCATCTATCGGAAACGTATCTTTGGGTTCGGTAGCTACAGAAGAATATTTTACTGATAGTGATTTGTCTTCCGTATCCAGCAATCCAAAAACTGGGACACCCGTAAACGGATATGACGTCACTCTCGCGAATCTGGTAGCCCCATTAGGATATATATTTACCCGTAACAGGTTAGGTATAGAGGGGTTATATTACAACGACGGGGCGACATGCAACGCCACTACTATGGCATTAAACAAGATAGAAAGAGTTGCTGTCGGCAATGCAGTTTGCGATGATGCCCAACAGTTCCTTACCTATTATATCAACCAGAATATCCCTTGTGATTCTTCAGGTCAGATATTACAGGCTTTTAAGAGTTCAGCTATATCACAATTTACAGCCCAATATATCACTCCGAGAATAAACGCTGGGCAAGCTGGGGCGATAGATTTCGACTTCAAGGCTAAGGATGATAATTACATACAATCCGAAGCTTTGGAAGTGACTATAAGTATAGTACCGAACCCTGCAATGCGTGAAGCCTTTGTAACAACATTCTTTGTAACTTCAATTTCTTAAAATTATGGCAGACCAATCGGGACTAATAATATCAAGTGCTGACGTCCAAGTTTGGGTAAACTTAGGAAATGGAGCAATTATACAATTGTTCACAGCGCAGAATTTTTCGGGAAGTATAGAAAAGTCGGTAAATGAGATTTATGCAATAAGTTCTGAAACTCCTATTTCCGTAAAAGGTATAAACAAAGCCTATTCAGGTTCTTTTGTTATACAATCAGGAGAATGGAACAGGTTAATAAACAGTTATAACGGGATAGCAACTACGTTGAGACCGTCATTAACTGATATTCCTGAAGGGCTTACCGTTACTATCATGTTCAGCAACAGGGCGGATTTAACCCCGACTGATACGACTTTGACCTATACAGGAGCACAATTTAGCAATGATTCTTTCGAGGTCAATGCTAATGACCCTCAGACTTTAGTAACCTTGAATTTCAGGGCAACAGAACTTACAAGACAAGTTACACCAATAGCTATTTAATCAGATAGGGGATTATTCCCCTATCTCCTTTTCACATTTAAAACTATCAACACATGAGCACATTTAAAGTTTCAAATTTCACATTTATAGAAAAATTACCGGACAAAAAAGGTATATTTGAGGAAATAGAAGTAACAGAAGATGTAGAATTAAGACATGCAGAGCGTACACGTTTGGAAGATTCAATTTTCATTACTTCTTTGTTGGATAATTCGGATACGACGACAGAGAGAAAGATAAACGACGCAATAAAATACGTTAATATATTTGTCGTTGACAAGACTTTAGCAAAAAGGATTTCAAGTGACGGGATTGCATGTCTGTCTCTGTTCTCTTCAGAACAAGTACAGGAGGATTTGATAAATTTTATCAATCGGGCAGGGAAAACCCTAAATATGCAGATGCCCGAGCAGAAATAGAATATAAATTAACACAATATAGCAAGACAGACCCCCTTTTGATAAAAAAAGCTCTTGTTTCTCATTTTTTCCATATTCCGATTAATAAAATTACAAAATCATTAACTTTGGAAGAAATAGAAAAATACCATTGTCTTGCTTTATGGATAATGGATAACGTGAATTTCGCACCATTTAAAATTGACAAAAAGAAATAATCTATGCCTAATATCTATCAAATAGAGCTTAATCTAAAGGGAGACCTAAATGCCAAACTGGACGATGCTATAAAGAAAGCCCAGAACTTAAAAAGTATAACAAACAATATAGGCGGTAGGGGAGGTAGCTTTAATAATCCGGCAGGAGGGAGAAGATATAACCCTTATCCACATATCCCAGAAGAACGCATGAATTTATGGCGGAGGATGAATTATGCTGCATATCGTTCTCCGTTTGCGAATAATCGCTATTTACTAAGGAATATAGATAGATATTATCAGGCAAGACAAAGATTTTCAAATAATTTTATTGCAAATTCATTTACTTACTCAGGTTGGCAAAGGAATTTAGGGAACTTTGCTAACCTGATAGGTTCTGTAGGTAAAGCTGCATTACAGGCTATTCCGGCATTAAAATCTGTCATTGGGGTGTTAGGTGGAATTGTCGGGTTAAAAGCGGTGTCTATAGCCGGAGGCGGATTATTGTACCGTTGGGGTAGAAATAATCTCATGAGCGAACAAACCTCACAAGCGATATCAAATGTCTCGCAATATAATATGGCAAGATTAGCACAAGGGAGCGGATATAATGAGATGTTCCGTAATGCTACAGACATTGTTACGCAAACAGGAGGTTCCAGAGCCGGATTAGTTTCTTTGATGAATACAATGACGGGATTAACTGTAGGAGATACAAAATTATCGTCAAGAGATGCCCAATGGTTCGGACAATTAGCAGCTAAGATTTCTGCTGTTTCAGGCAGAGATTTACAGATAGTCGGGTTGAACTTACAACAATTACTTACTACGTGGCAAGGTATAGACATGAAAGAACTTTTCAAGTCAGTGCCTTTAATCGAGAAGTATGTTTTTGACCTTAGAGCGCAATCAAAGAATAAAGGAGAAGATATATATTCATTTATTAGAGAAAATCCCCAAGCTTTAATAAAGGCATTTGAAAAATTTATAGGACAATTTGAATTGCCCAGAGCGGGGGTATTGAAAGGGCGTGTTCAATTATCTGAAGAAAATTTAGAGGCTGATAAATTAGAGTATTTAGAAGACTTTTATGAAGATATAGCAAACACAAGTATACATATAAACGAATCATTATCTAAGCTGTACAAGATATTCGGTGAGGGGTATGATGGTTCAATATTTCAAAAGGCTATATCTGCTTTCGATTCCTTTATTTCTGGCATTATAGACGTAGGAAGTAAAATAATAAACTGGATAAATGAACATCCTACTATTAGCTCTTTTATAACAGGATTTGGTTCAGGCGCATTAGTGGGTTCATCTGCTGGCCCGATAGGGTCTGTTGTAGGTGGGCTTGCATCAGGGACTACGGCTGCATTGTGGTCTAAAGTGCCAGAATATAATTTGACGAAAGAGCAAGCTATTAATAAGCTAAAAGGCACGATTCTTAGGACGAATTATTTATATAGAGAGCCTTCAGATGATAAATTATATAAGTCCGGTTATTTAACATCCGCTGTAAAAGATATAAAATTAAGTGCTGATGATATAGAAACCCTTTTCAATAATCTTAATAATTTAGGGACAAAGGAGGCAAAAGATTTAATAAAGAGATTAAGATATTATACCCCTGATTTGACAGCGTTATCACGGGCATTTGAATTAACTTCAAAAGAGTTTATTCCTGCTCCTACAGTATCTCCAGTTAAAGATGAGACGGGTCGTATGAAAGATTTATCAAAGGGAAGTAAATCTCTGATTATAAATTTCAACAAGTCCATAGTAGACATGGACAACCACATAAATACTACTGACCCGTCAACAATAATGAGGGAAATAGAGGATTATGTGACACAGGCAATAGCGAGAGGTCTAAATATAGCGTTTAACCAAGCAACACCGTTAACATGACAAAAGAGAATGATTATAAAACGAGTTCAGGGTCTGAATTGCAAGATAAGTTCAGAAATACCGTATCTATTCCACAAAACATAAGGGGAGAACTTGCAAAAGCGGGGGATACGATAAGAGATGCGGAGCAAGCAGCAGCTACAGCATTAGCCCTTACGTTTTCTTCTGTAGGAATCGTAAAATCAGTGATACCGATATCATCTGAAGGAGGTTATATCAACGGGATAGGAAATAAGGTTAAGAGTTCATTGATAAACCAAAAAACCAGATATTCCGCTTCAAGCGCGAACGCGAAAGACAATCTTATTTCCGTGACAAATGAGAATGACTATATTTTCAGGATAAGTGATTATTATTTGCCGTTATCTTACAGCTTATCTATAAACGCATCAAAAAATATTGTCAAAAGCCAGTTGGTAGACGGGTCGGCGATATATGAAATGACTTCATACAACCCCGCGGAGATAATATTAAGAATAAAACTTGAAAGGAAGCCTATAACCGACAATGGGAGGTATGACCCTATGTCTTTCCGACAGAATCAAGGCGCAATGGCTGGCGATATAGTCAAATTTGCGACAGTTATAAATGATTTGTATAAAAACAAATCGGTATTCGCCATATATAATAATTTCACAAATAAAGAGGTAGGGATACAGTTCGTCGTATTGGCGAGATATGCTATAGACCCACAAGAAGGGTCTACAGTTACCAATATTACCCTTAATTTGCTTGAAGTAGATTTAACGCGTCAAACATTATTTGTAGAAAAACAATGAAATGTTATTGTAATTTTTTCAGGTGTGGCAATGAAGTCTGGATAGAAGGGAAAAAGATATTGAACTTTGTTTCTTTCGTATCCGAAAACACCGTTATGAAGCTGGCGGAAACAGCGGAAATAACGTTGCCTTTTTATTCTATTGCCTATTTGAAAGGAGATGAAATAATTACTGGTTCTAAAATTGATGTAGAAGGGCTTAATATAAAAATAGGGGCTCATATACAAGTATATGCCTATTACCATAATATCAATTACGGGGAACAGGTAAACATAAATTTCGAGAATGACCCAGAAGCGGGGAAAATGCTCGTATTTGACGGGTTTATAAAGAAAATAAAATCAGGGTTCCCGACTACTCTTGTATGTGAGGACAAATGTTTTATTTTGAGATTTGGAGTCGTAAATAAGGATTGGACACAAGAGACCTCGATATATGAAGGGTTGAAAGTCTGTTGCGATGTAGGGAATGAGGCATTCAAGAAATACCGTTCGGATAACAATCTTACAGGGGATTATGAAGAAATTTCCGTAGCCGATTATACCGCTACTTCGACATTCAACGAAAAATTATGGCAGGGAGTCAGCCCCTTTGAAGCTGCACAGATGTTAATGCGTAAATTCGGCATTTATACGGGCATTGACCCAGAAGGGAAATTATTTATGGGAACGGGATTAAAATACACCCAGAAAAAAACCATAAAATTAGACACTTCTGTAAATGTAATAGAGCGAGATGTATCTCCTAAAAACGGGAAATTCGAGAATTATTATGTTACGGTAAACGGCTATGTAAACGGCAAGCGTACGACAATAAATGTAGGGAATAAAGGTAATGGCAGACCTATCCGATTGAATTGCAGTTCTATACAGACACAAGAAGGGTTGGAAGAATTCGCAAATAATGCGTATCAAGGATTAAAGGGGGAATATAATAGCGGGACAATAACGACGTTGCTATATCCTCGCATAGATTTGTTCGACTATGTAAATTTCACTGACACATTATTCCCTGAAAACAGCGCGAATCTGTATGTATTAGGGATAAGAAGAGAATTCAACGAAAACGGATATCATGTTTCATCAAAATTGACAAATGAAGAATGGATGTTTTAAGTTATAGGAAAAGCTCCAAGTTCGATTCTGCAATGCAGGAATTAGGGGACAATTTAAGGAGCGTGTTGAAAAGCTATTCTTCAGTATCTTTAGTATATGGTGAAGTTACTGGAGTAAATATGGAAGAGCTGACATTTGATGTCGTGTCGGACGATGATAACCAAATGTTCAATATCCCTCTTTCCATTATCCCCCATGATTCTACTTCCGTGATACAAATTCCGGAAATAGGCAGCAATTGTGTATTGGGGTTCGTACAGGGGGATTCTTCCCTATCTTTCCCTATAAAGTTCTCTAAAGTCCAGTCCGTATCTGTACAGTTCGAGATGTTAGAAGATAGCCAAAAGCAGCTTCTTACAATGGATAAGGACGGTATAACATATACAAATACGACTGACAACGCGAAATTAGATATAAAAGTAGGGGAAACTTCAATAGAGATGCAGGACAAGATAGTCAAGGTAAATGGCGGGGAGAGTCCCATGATATATATCGAGAAGTTGGAAGCGAAGTTGAACGATTTTGTAAAAGCATTCAATAGCCATACTCATACCATACCAACAATAACGACATCTGTTCAGGTGGATACAACCTCTGGAAAGGGATTTGGAGAAGCTTCTAATGTAGGAGTACCCGCACCGAGTTCAAAGGCAAAAGATTTCAATCAGGAAGATTTTCAGGATGAAACATTTACACATTAAATTTTAAATTATTATATTAGTGGTGAAATTTATGTTATATGCAAGATTTTAAGTTTGACATAGAGAATAATGACATTGTATTTGGTTCAGATATGGTTATTATAGACTCATGTAGCGTACAAAACGGTACATTGATATTTATGAAAAGCGTAGCCAGCATAGATAATCCAAGTATCGGGGTAGGTTTCCAAGAAGTAGCCATAAATGTAAATCAAAATGAAGCGAATGAATTAGCCACAAGAGCGGAGAATCAAATCCTTAACGATGGGGGGCGTATAGCAGAAATTTCAGTGCAAGAGACAGAGGAATCTGGAGTATATGAGTATGAGTTGCAAGTAGTATATAATTCAGAATACAAGCAATATGGCATACAAAGTTAAATATGGAGATACTATTTTTGATGTTTTGTTGAACGTTTGCGGAGATTATTCGCAGATAAACGAAATATTATCCTTAAACGGGCTATTGTCTTATACTCCACAACTGACAGTAGGACAAGAGTTGGAAGTAGAAGGATTGCAAACTTCAAATAATGCTACTCTGATAAGAGCCTCTGAATTCCCATATAATTCCAATTTATTATCGGAAGAGGAATTAGATAAACAGATTGAACAAATAATAGATTCTATCGAGGGAGGATATTTCATGGAAGTACAACCGAACTATACTAATGTTCCACAAAACGGAGATTCTCAATATATAAATATATATACTAACTCAACTTTTAATGTTTTATAATTATGGCAGTAACAAAAGGGCATGTAATATTAGACCCGTCATCAGGTAGTGGGGATACCCAATTAACCCTAAAGGCAGAATCGGCTAATGTAGGTAACCGTGAAATAGTAAGTACCGTATTTACGATAAAAGCAGCAGGAGTTACCCCAGACAAAACGATAACAGCGAATTTAGCTGCAGCACCAGAGTTTATTACTTTAGGCCAAGCAAGTACAGGAGTAACTCTGCCTGCCACAGCAGGCAGAGTTACAATAACTGGAGTATCTAACAGCCCTAAGTTGGAATTCGGAGTAGAAGGAGGGGATATTATCGAAGAAGACTTAGGAGAAAAAAACTACACAGTAGAAGAAGATACTAATGCAGTTAATGGTGTTAACATCAATGGAGACCCAGGCGCTGACCATAAGTATGAATTCTCAATAGAGCTTAATTATGTGTTGAATGATACTGTAGAGTCAAGAACACAGGTGTTTACTATTCAAGGCTCATCAGAATCAACAAAACAGACATTAACGATTACACAGAGTGCAGGTGCTGCAAGATTGGAGGTTACTCCAGCTACTATTACCGTACCACAAGACGGTTCTGTTGTAAATGTACAAGTTACAACCAACACTACATTTACTGTATCTTAAAGTTTTATTACCTCTTCTCTATGATGCAAAAATATGTTAATATGGGGGGGTAATTTAAAAGTTTGTATATATGGCTATAATTAGAAAACAAAAAAAGTGGTCTGACGGTATAGGATATTTATACGTATCATATGACCCTGAAAAAAAATCCCAAAGAGTAGAAATTACTTCGGATATAAATGCTACATTTGAACAAAGAGACCAAAGTGTTATATTTCAAACTACAATAGGAGAGAAAGAAGATACTTTATATTTGGTGCAAAGAGCAGAAGATTGTAAAGTAGCATATTATCATTCTACTGGAATGGGAGATATAAGGGCGGTATATAGTATGAACGGGAAAGAGGTATTAGGAGTATTTAAAGTATAAATATATGGCAGTACAATATGTAGATATAACATCATTATCAGAATATACAGAGAGCGATTTAAATGGGAATGAGCCTATACAAGTCTCAGCCTCTGCATTTACGACTGTGAATGCTATAAATGAGTTCGGAGAAGCAAAATTCGGGGGGAGACCTACTATGTTGGAATTGCCTAACTCATTTATAAATCTTAATGATGGTTCTTCTTCAGCAGCTATATCCAATGTAATTAATTCTGTCTCTTCTGGGTGGAATGATTTTGTATCTAAAGTAAGCTCGGCTAATATTGTATATAGTCGTTCAGGAGTAGCAGCATTAAACAATTACAGGATATTTGTAGCGACAATAACGTCCAACTTGACAAATACAGCTAGTTTTGTCGATGTGTCTAATAACACTATTACATTAAGAGTTATTACATATAATTCGTCAAGTAGTACCTATACTTTCAAATTGACGAGTTATAATGTAAATACTATTAAAAATAGTATACCGACAGGCTCATTTAAATATCAAACCGGTAATGTTTTCGACTATCCAAAGCCAGGCGATTATATATTAGGAGTTTATTCGGCTACTACGTCCGTAATTAATTTAAGGGCTTCAGATTTTTTGATAGACAATAACCATACATGTAAAATAGCAGTACCCTACAATACTACAAAAGTACAAGTTGTGACGAATAACGGGATTCCCCCGTTAATGACAGATTTGGCATTTGAGCCTACTGATTTCGGTGCAAATACCAACGATAGGATAGTTTATACTATTACAGCTTTTGCGTCAAATAACAATCCGTCAGCAAGCCAAATTTGGTTTTTTATAGATGCAGAGTTATATAGATTAAGAACGAAGTAATCATGGAAGATATAAGACAACAAATAATAATAGCTATACAGTCTTTATTCCAGAACGTAAACACTTCTGCTTCTGCTATATGGATGCGTCTTGTAGACGCTCTTTCTACTATATTCAATATAATATCTAATGAGATACTATTTTCAGAAGATAATATAGCCAATACAGCTCGGAGTTTAAGAGTAACACGTAAAGATTATTATCTGGATAAGGCTTTATATTTCCAATATGGGGATAATCTGGTAATTTTGGATAATGATACTAAAGAAATGGGGTATAATCCTATAAACGAGAATAACAGGATTATAAAGCAGGCTACAGTATCTACGTCTGAAGGAGGTATAATATTAAATGTAGCTACTACCGACAATACAGGCAATCTAACTCCTTTGAGTTCAGACCAGCTTACGGCATTCAAAGATTACTACGAAAATTTTATACCATTGGGATTCAATCTATTTATACAGAGCCGAGAACCGGATATATTGACATTCCCTGAAGGTATGACAGTATATTACAGTGCCGGCAATTCTCTTGCTCAGGTGAAAAATGATATAGAATCCATGAAAACGACTATACAACAGAATATAGTGTTAGGCGCTCCACTGTTCATAAACGATTTAGAAAAATCCTTCCAAGAAGTATCAGGAGTTGAAGCAGCATATATCCCTGACGTTGTTTCTACAAATGGGTCACTGACATATAATGCGGAAAATGGAAGGATAAAATTAGTATCAGGATATTTTAATTTTGCGGAGGATTTAAATATTAGCTATGTTCCCGTTTAGAGAAATAAATATACCTAAACTTATTTACCAGATAAACAGACCTAATTATATGGTAAATAATGAATACAGGTTGAACAACTTCTATAAGCTGTTGTTATGTTTGTTATATCCTTTTATCTTACTATGGAACGAATATAATACAAAAAGGCAACGGGCATATAAAATCGCTGCCTGCCAATATGGGAAGCAACAAGTAATAGATATTCTTAATGACCTATACGACCCTGACGGGAGGCATATAGAGGCTATAAATATCACTTCAAATAAAGTATATCTATATCCTTCAGATTATGAAGCTGGCGAAAAAGTATATTGGAGCAATAAAGACTATACGGCTGGGGGAAAGTCATATTTATATACTTCATCTTTGACAACAGGAGTAATTATAAATTACCCGTCTTATTTAGAAGAAAATAAAGATACATTTTCAGAATTTACCCAAACTGTAGATTCATTAATAATATGGGGAATAAAATATAAACTAAAATCAGTACAATATGCTCAAAGACACAATATTATCATATATAAACGATGATGGCAATCTTGTTTATATAAATGACTTAGTAAGCGCATTTGATAACTGGCAAAGCGCATTAGGGATATTTTTAGGGGCAAGTAATTACAAATTCATTGATATTAGTATGTCTAATGAGATGGATTCGGCTACTTTTACTTCTGGGACTACCCAGCTTATATTTAAAACCTCTTCATCTCTACCGTCATTAGCTACAGGGACTATAATAATTGCGACCTGCAATAAAACATTTACTGTTACAGAACAAAATAGAGCGACTGTATATGTATGGTTAAGTGATGTAGAACAACGTTCGTCAGAAACAGGGCAAGAATATACAGCTATAAAAAGAGCATTATTTAGCAATACTCAACCTACAGGAGTATCCGAAGTCGCTACAATCGACTTAACATGGGCTGTAGGTATGGACGGGTATTCATTCTATCACACGTACGATTGGCGGGCTAATCTGGTATTACCGTCAAGTATAGGTTTATCAGACATAGCAAATGGGGCTGTAGGAACCCTAAAGATAGCCGACGGGGCAGTTACTTCAGAAAAGATAGCCGACGGGGCAGTTACTTCAGAAAAGATAGCCGACGGGACTATTTCAACACCAGATATTGCGAATAATGCGATAACTTCTGCTAAAATAGGGGACTATCAAGTGACAGAAAGAAATATTGGATTAAGTTCTGTATCCACTGACGCATTACAAGATAATTCAGTGTCAAACGATAAGATTATAGATTACAGTGTTGATTCTACCAAAATAGCTGCATTAGCTGTCACAGATGATAAACTTAATCTGACTCCTTATTTCTTAGGCGGATATGCAATATACGCAAATTCATCCCAATTAGAGAGAACTGATAACGAGATAAATAATACAACATTATTTGAAACACCAAATATTCCTAATAGCGGTACATTTGGAGGCTCAAATAATCCACAAATGACTATAAATTTTACTGGAGCAAAAATACAAACAGTAATAGTAAGCGCATATAATTTAAATGATAATAATGCCCAAATATTCCCTAAAGTTCAATATAATTATGGGGCTGGTACTGTTACAATTTTTGCAGATAGTATATCAAAACCTTATAATGTTATATTTAATGTGATTGTATTTTTAACGAAATAATATTATGGAGAATCAGGCGGGGGGATTTCAAGGTTTTTTAGGAAGTTTATTTGCAGTAGTAATAAGCTATATAGCACCTATATATGATTATGTTATAATTATCGCTTATATATTCTTGATAAACTTTATAATAGGATTGATAGAAGATATCATTGTAAAACATAAAACGTTTAAATGCAAAAAGTTTTATTTCTGCTTATGTGAGATGTTAGTGTTTTATCTCTTAGTAGGGAGCGTTTATTTTATAGGTAATAAATTCCATAACAAAGCTATGGCATTACAATGTATCTCGGCTATTGTATCCATAGTTACCTATTTTTATTCATTAAACATATTGACAAACATAAAATCATTGTTACCGAACAACAGGGCAATATCTTTTATTCATTATATAGTAAGTTTTGAGATAGTAAAGAAAATACCGTATTTTAAAGAGTTTGAAAGCCATGAAGCATCTGAATCAAATAGGGGAAAAGGGGCTTAACCTTATAAAGGAATTTGAGGGGTTAAGATTAGTTGCTTATAAGTGTCCTGCGGGAGTGTGGACAATAGGATATGGGCACACTTATAATGTCAAAGAAGGAGACATCATAACCGAGGCACAAGCAACTGAATTTCTAATGGAAGATATTTCTAATGCTGTTGATATAGTAGCAGGCTCTACTATGGACGTGGAATTAACTCAAAATCAATTTGACGCATTAATTTCTTTTACTTATAACGTTGGCGTAAAGAACTTTTCTGATTCTACTCTTTTACGTAAAGTGAAATTGAATCCGAATGACCCTACTATCGCTAATGAGTTTAAAAAATGGATACATGCGGGGAAAGAGGTTCTTTCAGGGCTTGTAAGGAGAAGGAAGGCAGAATCTGAATTATATTTTAGAAAATGAAAAAATTTGGGGTGTTATTGGTTATTTCGCTCTTTCTGTCCTTTGCTTGTGGCTATGTCATAGGCAAACATGCCAATACACCCCAAATAGAGGCTCATACAGACACTTTCGTGATAACGAGGGTAGATACTATCATTGACACGCTTTTGATTCCAAAATACATCAAAATAAAGGAGACTATCAGAGACACGTTGTATGTTCCTGAACTTTCTAAGCCGGCAGAAGTAGAAATACCGATATCAGAGTACTGTTTTAAAGATTCTACATATTCGATATGTATGTCAGGGTATCGTGTAGAGGCTAAAAAGATAGAAGTTTATTCACCGGTGAAGTATTTAACTGTAACGAAAACAGAGACGCATGTCAAAAAAGAAAAAAGCCACTTCAGCTTAGGATTGCAAGCAGGATTTGGCTATGCTATAGCCTGCAACAAGTTTTCTCCGTATTTTGGATTTGGGGCGCAATGGAATTTCTTAACATTTTAGTGTGTTGGTAGTATAGAGGATATATTCTCTTACTATTAAAAAAGGCTGGTTCTCTTTTGAGTTCCAGCCTTTAAAACATTATTTAATATGAAAAAAATTAGTGAGTACCTATTTTCACAAACGAGTACGGGCTACATATGAATAATAATAACACTATGCAAATATATAAAATATCCCCAAATTTCACAACTTGGGGATATAGATTGCCATTTTACTTTTCCAAAATGCTGTACTTTGTTGATATGTACAAATATAAAAAATCCCGTCTATTTTCACAAACAAACGGGGTAAAAATATGAATAATAATGTTTAACTAAAACTAAGTTTGTCGGACTGTATTAAAAAGAATAAGTATTTATCTCTTATTTTCCTTGTTATTTTAACCATTAAATCTGCCGTGGTATCGTCAAATTGGGCGAAGTTATCATTTATATAATCATATATCTTTTGCAATTCCGATATAGTATCCTTTATCATCATATCCAAAGAAGGGATAAATTTAATAGGCTCTATAAATGAAAATTTTAAATATTGCTCAAAATTATAAGGCGGTATACCTCCGGTTACCACAGTACTCTCTGCAATTTCGTCTACAAAATCAATTAGTTTTTCGTTTATTTCGTCAAAATACGGATGATAAGTCATAAAGTCGTGCCCTACCATAGTCCAGTGACGGGCTTTAATATTCTCAGCGCATATTTTTAATGACGCTTGTATAATATTTAAAATTTCCTCTGTTTCCATGATTTATATTTTAAAAAGGACAATCATCATTATTATTATTTCGACTATTATTGTTTTGTTGTGTCTCTGTTTTATTTGTTTTTATCTCAACTCCTTTACCGCAGAATATTTTAGGTTGATTTGACAATCTTTCTTCTGCATTTTGATTTATGTAAACTGTAATGTCACTTCCGTAAGGGTCAGGCTGTTTACGTTTACATGCACATAGCTTAACAACATTGGCTTCATTCCCATTTTTCCGCAGGAAATTTTTTATTTTATCCGAGGGGATTTGGCTCAAATCTATTTCAATAACAATCATTTCCATACACAAATATATTAAATTTTATAATTCAACGTATATTTCTCGTTCATTTTCTTGTTTATCAGAGTTGTATAAATCCGCTAACTCTTTTAAGTTATCAGGACTTATAATAAATAGACACCCCTTTTTGTTTTTTTCCTTTATAGCTACAAGAGGTATTTTCCCCTCTTTCTTGGCTTTTTTAGAAGTATCATCGAATAATCTCCATATTGAAAATGATTCCCTTAGTTTACATTCTATATAAATATCAGGGTGCATAGAGTCAGAGTGTGTATTATGTCCTGAATTGCTACCGGAAAGTGGAACTCTTTTAGTCCCAAAAAGGGCTGCTACTGCCGCCTCAAATCTTTGCCATGTTCTTTTGCTTGTTGCCATGTTATTTTATTTTGAATAAATCTACTCTGTCACATAGAAATACAGTATCATTTCCAATATTTGTATTATCTATGATTTTTTGATAATGTTCTTTATGTTTAGATATATATCTTTGTGGACAAGGAATCCATTTATAGCCTCTGTAGTTTTTGAAACAGTCCACTATTGCAGGTTGAGGTCTATTGTTGGAATATATATGTTCCCATGAAGATTTTTTTATAAGTTGCCAAATAACATTTTCGTCATGACGGAAAATAGGTAATATATGTTTTATAAATAAATCGGTAAAATTGTAATCATTTATATGATTATTAAATGTATCATCATACACAAACCTAATATAAATTGGTTCTGGTGCTATTTTTGCTGCAAGATAAGTTAAATTATAAACAGTAATCCTTAGCGATTCATAATATTCTACCAATCCATGACAATTTATAAACATACCTAATTTTTTATCATATCTTATTCTGAAGTCAAAGTATCTTACTCCATGCTTGAACTGTTCATATATTGTCAACTTCTGGCATTTTGACGTAAAGTTAATCAGCTTCATCCACCATTTGCGTGGTTCCAGACATGTGTTTGCGTTGTGCGCTCCGAGTATCTTTTTCATTTGCTTTTGTTTTTTAATATTAGTTCTTCTTCAAAAGGACAAAATTGGGATTTTTCCCAATATTCGTAGTATTTCCCAATTGGATGTTCTGGTTTATCAGAATTGACTACAGTTCCCTTTAAATAATCACCATTTTCTAAGGCTATAATAATAATATTTAAATATGGATTAAACGCTAAAATAGGGAATTCTTCCCAAGAAATATCAGCTCGATTTACTCTTGTCTGTATCATTTTCTTATATTTTAATATCCAACATATTTTTAATTTCTTCTATCGTCTCTACTACATTCATCGCCTCGCCATTATCAATCGATACAATACTTCCAGTTTCAGAATGTAATACAAGTTTTATACTATCTACGTCTATTAGTACAGGGCAAGATGCCTTTGCTGAACATTTGTAATCATTAAAATAATAATGTAGTTCAATATACTTTTTCATACAATAATTATTTGTTGTCAAAAATATTTCCTTCTAATTCATAATCAGATAATCTCAATTCTTCACCTAAAGGAATTCTACCTAAAGTCCGACTTCTGAGATATAATAAGCAAAAAGCACCTATTCTCTCATCAAATACCATTTCACACAAGAATACCAAATATCTTATTAAGTCGTGTTCATAAATATCATTTCCTTCATGTCTCATTACGAATTGGCATACTGTTTCTGGTATTACTTTGTTATAGAATGTATCTCCGTTACCATCTCCAAATTGCCAGTATAGCCATTCACCAGTATTTACGTCTTTGCCTCTAAATTTAATCGGTCTCATGTTATTTTATCAATTTGAATTCATAACCAAATACATATAGGTTTTCCTCCCATGTACCATTGACGTAGACTTTATCTATGAGAGATGCAAAGGCTTGTCGAGGCTCATTAAAAATAAATTTCTTATTATTATATTCGTACCAATACCAAGGGAAATCTCTTGTTGCTTCGTTTATCCCCTCTTTTAAACAATCTTCATCTGATATATCTTGCAACTTTTGTATAAAAATATCGGTAATTTGTATTTGGTGAGGCATTAGTTCAGGTTTTACGAACATTTTATTAAGCCAACCTGCACCAGACGGGAACATACGAGGGTCACATTCATCATTATAAAATGAATGATAACACTGTGCTACAGCTACAATTTCACCAATTCGGTATTTAGGGATGTTCCACCCAGTGAAATTGCCTTCCTTATCTCTCCATCCAAACGCTCCGTCTAATTTAGATGTTATATTACCGTCATTATCATACTCTTCTGGCTCAAAAACTGGAAATACAATTTCATAATTTTCATTTGGTCTGTCATACTTACATATACTTCTCATCATAGTCTTTTTGCCAGTCAGGACTGCTTCAGTCAATCCAAAATTGTCATTAAAAAATCCCCTTTTCATAAATCGTATTTTATAGAGTTATTTTCAATCCAAACTTCAGAAGCGTTTATCTTTTGCATTATGGCATCATGATAAACTTGATTTTCTTTGGATATTTTATTAAATTCATATTTGAGTTTGTTTAACTCACTTTCTAACCGTAAAGCCTTTTGAAAGGATGATTCAGATTGTCTTCCCATAAATCTTGTTATCTCCATTTCTCTCATTGCGTCCAAATGGTCTATAAAGTCACTTGTTACTTTTTCTATTATTTCTATTGTCGCAGTAATCCCATGCTCTTGAAATATTTCCGCCATAGCGTCAACATCTTCAGCTCTCATAATTAATATCTTTTATTTTTAAATTCCACATAATAAGAAAATAGTTATCATAGATATTATTACAGCATAAGATAATAAGTATGTATTTTTAATCTTTAAGAGTTTGAGTCTTTCTTCTAAATTAACCACCCGTTTACTTAGTCCGATGCAATTCTTTTCAGTAATATTTTTATCCCTTAATTTTTTTGTGTATAGTCTAAAATTTTCGTCCATCCATTCTTTTATTTTTGGTTCAATATCATTTAATGCATTATAAATATCTTCTTTTTCTCCACCTCTGATAAATCCAATAGGAGCTGTGAAGTTTTTTGAATTGGGATATTCGTTAAACTCAATTCTTACAAGAACTCCATTTTCTTTCATAAAAATGCGTTCAGCTTGTTTTTTAATTTCTTCATCTGTCATTCTTGCTTTTTCTACCAGTTCGTCATAATAAAATCTATCTATTATGACTACATTTTCTATTTCTGCCATGTCTATTTATTTTTAAATTTTGCACAATACGGTCTAATTCCTACAGAACGATATATATTTAAGACACTGCAAAACACCATGAAGTCTTTTGCTTCTCCAGCATTCATACAGTTTCTACAGTCGCACGATTTAGGAATTTCATTCTTTTTCATTTAGTTCTCTGATTTTCTCACAATGTATTTTGTAGGCATAAGCGAACATTTTTAAAGTTATTTCATCAAAGTAAAAATCTCCTTGAAATCCCCCTTTGGTGACAACGCTAACTGCTAATCCATTATCTACAAAGTTGAGATGTATACTACTGTTATCTGTCCCTCTCATTGAGAGGATTTGAGTTTGGTCATATTCCATAATTCAGTCCTCCAAGTCAGGTATTGGCATCCATAAATCGTTTTCATTTACAGAACAATCAAAAAACATTCCGTCGTCTTCTACCCATATCTTATCTCTCTTTCTGTAAAACATTATCCTTGGGCTATAATTATAATTTTTGAGTCTTACTAAAACTTCTTCTCCTTCTGAAGGAAGTTGTTCACCAACTCTAATCCAAGGTAATTTTCCTTCTTCCGTTTCCATATCTATTTTTTTATTAATCAGTCATTGAAATTACTAAAATCAGGTTCTTCATGATATATCTCTACATTTAGCTTTGGCTTCCTCTTTTTGATATAAGGCTCCATATAAGGTTTTATATCCAGAAAATCCCCAAATTCCACGAGAATATTCTGCAATATGAGTTCATTACAAACTTTGTTTACATCAAAATGTGCCGCGAGGATATTCCACGCTTCTCCTTTGCTCATGCTCGGATTAAGTTTAGATGCAGTCTTCCAATCCTTAATACCAAGTTTTGCATTTTTCAACATATTAAACACATCATCATTCTTTATAATTTTAGATAAATTCCTTGCTGTCGACTTATTCATACTTTTTGTAGTTTTTCAATTATTTTATTTTGGTATTCCACTAACTCCTCAAGTTCTTTTATCTCGTTCTTTAAAGCTTTTAAAGCTTCATTGTATTTCTCTTTCTCGAATTCCGCAAAAGAGTAGCTCTTACATGTACAATCCTCTATATTCCCAGAAACAGCAACCGCCATACATTCAGGAATCAATATCTTCTCTCCCTTTATTTCGGTATATATGTAATGGCACTTCATAAATTATCTATATTTTTACTGTGTATTAAATTGTATTTTTCTCTGAATTTCAGGTATAATTTTTCTTGTTTTGCAGTAAACGGCATAAAAGAATGATTCAACCATCGACATATATAATATACTTTGTCATTTTGATAGTCCTTATTATCCGAGGTAATTATCCAGTCGATTTTGGCTCCATTTTGTTTTGCTTTTTCTCTTGCATTTATGAAACAATCAATAAGTTTAGGGTATCTCATCAGTCCGATATAGTTGCTATTTAGGTTTGCTTTTTGACATACTATACATCCGACTCTTTTTTTTCATCTTGTACTCTGGATTTATTGGAAGATTATATTTATGTATGTAATCCCAAATATCAGAGTCCGTCCAATCGATTATCGGTTTTAGTTGTATAATACTTGCAGTTCCTACGGATTGACAATATTCCTCAAAATAATCATCTATAAGGTTCTTATTCTTTTTTAGTAGTGTTTTGTTCTTTATTTCAAATGCAGTTCGTTCTCTCCTTTTTAAACTTTCATATTTTCTAACTCCGACGATTGAACATTCATCTACATATTTTCTGTTGTGTTTGTAATCAGTACAACAATACGCTGTTTGAACATCCGGTAATAGTCCCCCATGATTCCGCCAAATATTTTCAATAAATCCGTATTTATAGTCTCTACGCCTTATCACATCTGGATAATTTTCTTTGATAAACTTTAAAGTGATATTGCTTTCAAAAGAGTGGTTGAAGTAAGATTTGAATTCAATCCCGCTTCGTTTGCAGAGGTCATAGCATACCTGACTGTCTTTCCCTCCTGAGAATCCTAATCTTACTTCAAATTCCATGGCCTTTGCAATTTTTGAGAACTTCTGTATTCTCTCTATTGCCGTTTGCTCTATTTCTTCTGCAAATAAGTTCATTATATAAGTTTTTTATGTTTTAATCTTTTGATTGCGTCTTTCCTTGAATAAGCCATTATTTTATGTCCTTTTACATTAAATTCTCTCTCCTCTGTGAGGAATTATTATTTTCTGAACGTCAAAAAATTTCATTCTGACTTTTGGTGTATTAAGCATAAATAATGTTTTCATACGAGTTGTTTTATTAAGTTTTTTAATCCTCTACCGTCTTGAATAGATTTCCCCGTTGCCCACCCTGAATAAGGGAAATATTTTACATTGATTCAAGAATTTTTTTATAGTATGATAATTTATCTTTTATTGTATCAAGTAAAATCGGCTTTAAAACTTCAAAATCTACGGATACCTGACGAAGAGGATTTTTTATATAAAATTGGCAGTTTGAAAATCCTTTCCTGCTAAATACGTATTCCAACATTTCAAGTTCATTAATTATTCTATCTAATTCCTTTATTTTTTTTATTTTTTTTCTGTCCATATATTTAGTTTTTAGTTTCTATAATTACATATTCATCATCTCCGCAATCTTCAGGGAACATCCCGAATTTTGGGAAATCTTCTGGATAGGCTAACCGACAAAGTGGGCAAGAAAACGCATAACATGCACCTTGGAACTTCACTCCGCAGAGGTCTATATATTCTGAAAAAAGTAACCGTCTCGCTTCCTTAATAAACTTCTTTGAAAGCCTCCTATTACACTTTATATTCCTTTTTGTAAGCCCTTTTGCAACTATTAATTCTGCATCAGAAAGATTAATTTGTTTCCCATTATAGGTATATACGCCATCATAACAACGAGGATGATTGCACCCATATCCATTGTTTATAATGGTATCAGATGTGAAATATCCACATTTTCTGGATAAATCATCTATGCTCAACAACTCTTCCTTAACTCCTTGTCTCATTTCAGAATAATTTTTGCTGTGTTAATACTCCGTTTTTCGTTTGAATTATTCCCAAGCATTCGTTTTTAAATCTTTCATTTGCAGGCTCAAAATATTTTTTATCTATTTCGCATCCGTAAAAGTCAAACCCTAACTTATAGGCTGCAATACGACTGCTCCCAGAGCCTAAGTGTGTATCTAATATTTTATCTCCTTCTTTTGCGAATGTTTTTAATAAATAGGCATATAAATCAACCGGCTTTTGCGTAGGGTGTATTTTAAGTTTGTCGTTCGCTCCACCTCTATTCCCAATGCTTATAATTTTGGCTGGATAATCGAAAGAAGTCCATGCTAATTCCACTTGTGAAAAGTTTTTCCATGTTTGTTTTTTATCCCAAACGACTATACATCTCGTTGGGGGTAATTTAAAATAATTTCCGCCCCAAATGATTTGGTTTTTGCTTACCCTCAATAATTCTTTGAAATATCTATGAGAAGGCGTCTTATAGTCCCATTTTATAGGCATTTTCTGTAAGGACATATTTTTTAATTTACCTCCTCCAGAGTTCAGGCGTCCTTTCCTTAATCTTTCTGATGTACTTATATACCCTCTCCCGCCACCCATGTTCATATTAGGGGCATTTATTCCGTACGGTGGGTCTACTATTGCGAGTTCAAAATATTTATCAGGAACATTTTTCATGTATTTTAGACAATCAATATTGAATACTTCACTTATTGGCATATTTTTCAAATAAATTATCTATTTCTAAATTTACTCTATCTGCAAATTCCCCAAATGATTCTGAAAATTCATCATCATTCAAATCATCTACAATTTTAACTACTCTTTCTGCGTAAAAGCGAGCTTTTGATAAGTCTTTCATTAATACCAAATTAGAAGATGAATCTACTTGTTGTATTATGTTCGTAAGCTCAATTGCAGCCTGAGAAAGCAAATCAGCGAAAAGAGGTATTTTTTTACAAACATACACCGCTTTTTCTTTCTGTTCCTTGGTCATGTTCCCGAACAAATCCTTAACCGGTATTAATTCGTATTGATTCAACTTATCAAGTTGTGTTTTTATTTGAGTTACTTTTACATAGTCCTTTTTTTGTAACGCCTTATTCATCTTTTCTAATAGAATATCTTTTTCGCTCTTCATATCATTTAGTTTTTAGCGTATAATAGTCAGTTAATAATTTTCTGCAAGCATTATATACAATTACAGCTTCTTTTGTAGTGTTGTTAGCCATTATCAGCTTTTGTATTTCGTTTTTATTTTCGTTTTCTACGGCTATTGTAGCTTCAGAAACATATCTTAAATAGGTATCTGCTCTCACTTTGTTTTTACTTATCAGGTACTTAACCACTGGCAAACATGGCAACCCAATGGGCAATCTTTTTGTCTGTTTGAATTCATTGAAAGCATTTCTTTCAAAATCCGACAACTGCTCGACTGAAAAATCTTTGGAATGTACTTCCAGTTGTTTTACATTCCCGTATTTTTCAATTATCGCTTGTGAACGATTTACGTGCGATTTAAAGGCTTTTAAAAATTGGATGATAGTTTGTACCGACATACGATAAAAAACCCCAAATTCGCCAGATAAACCATAAATTATCGCTATATCGCATTCCTTTATTGTTAGCGCTTTGCATTCAGCCTCTAAAAATGTTGCGACATCTTTGGTCGTGACCTCTATTAACTCATCGGTTGTTTCTTGATTTACCCTTAAAAACGCCTTTTTTACTATGTCCATCGAAAATAGGAACAATTCGTTTTTATTTAATTCGCTTATTTTCGGGTAGTTTTGAGCTTCTTTTATTTGCTGTATGTCCATGTTTTAACCTCCTATTCTTTTTCTTTTTTGTTAAACATCATTCCAAAAATAGAATCATCTTTTCCCTCTTGGATATCCTGCATAATTTTAAAAGCTACTCTTTGAGTTTGTTCTTGCATCGTTTCTTTTTTTGCAAATCCGCGCGCCCCCCCTGCTAAATTTTTCGGATAAAAAACGCGATTTGTTTGAATTTTAAGAGCTTTTGCCAATGTTGTTTTCCAGTTTATTTTTTTTGTTTTTGTTTTTTTCTTGTTTTCCCAACCTTCAGTTGTTCCCCAAAAGTTTTCGATTGCGCATTCAATGGTTTTTATTATGTTCAATTCAGGGGGGTTGAATTCTTTTTGTTTTTCCATCCATTCCGCGTCACATAGTATTTTATCTACTTCCTCTCTTAATTCAGACAAATAGACATTAAAATCTTTTCTCCAATTTTTTTCTTTTTCCTCTTCTTTTTTAGAGATAAGAAATATATCGTTATTATCTGTAGAATTATATTTAGATATATTTTTTATCTCTTTTTTCTCAATAATATTATTCTGTTTATTATCTGTAGAATTATCTGTAAGAATAATATTATTTTCTTTCTTATTATCATTATCCTTTATATTATCATTATCATTATCGGGTTTTTTTGGGTTTTTTAAAAACCCAGATTTTCCCACTGGGTTATTTTGGGTTTCTGAAAAACCCACTGGGTTATTTTGGGTTTCTTGGGAAGCAAATGTTTCTTTTGTTTCCTTTTGCTTAGCAAAATAAGCATTTGCTTTTTTTGCTTTTGTTTGCTTTTCAGGGAAAACATTTGCTTCCTCTATTTTTTTAGGTCTACCCCCACTCTTGCCGTTTAATTTATTTCTTTCTACAATAGACAAATATTTTTCATAATCTCTGTCAAATTGTGCTTTAAACGGTTTAAAAGCAACTCTTATCAAAGTATTATCGATTTCTGATAAATCAAATGTTATACCATCATGTTTTAGACGTTGATACTTAATAATTGTTTTAATCAGTTCCCCAGCTTCCTGACTGTTTAAATCATCGAAAACGTCTAAAGAATCTAAATGTAGAATAAATGATTTTTTTTGCATGGTTGTGTAAAAAACAAAAGAGGTTCATTTTAGCTGCTACCCTAAAACAAACCTCTTTTTACGGTAATATACCGTTAATATCTTCTTTGTTGGTAGCAGTCAACACTACAAATATACGATTATTTTTTTAATTTATTTATTCTTTTAAGCCTTTTTCTTGCCAAATCATATTTAGTTACCTCTTTATCTATCTTCTTTAATTTTTCTAATTTCTGTATGTTGTATTGATTGTTTGCTACAGAAAATCCAAGTATCAATATTGAGGTTACCGGAAATAACCTATAAAATTTCTTACAAAACCCCACGCCTAAATATGGTACTATATATATTCCTAAGAATAGAACAGCGAAATATAATAATATTAAAACGACTGAATAAATAATTATTTTTGTTAGTATCATAATTTTAAGATTTTAAGTGATTTACCCTTTGATTCTTTTTTAACAGCTTCATATATTGCCGGAAATTCCGATTTTAGTTTTTCTGTATCTACTGTGTTTCTTGTATAGTCTTTTATTTTTGCGACACTTACTCCTTCGCATACTATTTCATTACAATTGTCAAAAAGTAATGCTATTTTGTTTTCTAAATCTTCTTTTTCTTTTTCGAGTGTTTTTATTTTGTTTTTTACTTCGTTATAATCCTTGATTAATTCCATGTATTCAGGAGAAATGTTTAAAGATATTGTTTCAGAGGTATTTGTAATATTAAAAATATCCTCTTTGTTAATTGGAGCGGGCGGAATTCCTTTAAGTATGTGGTTCTCTGTGAATTCTTTGGCCCCATTTAAAAGATACTCAAATAAATCTTTGTCAAAATCAAACATTCTCCATTTCAGTTGCTTTTGTCCATCATATACGACTAACATTCCAGCATCATATTCCCCAACCCCCATGTTCCAAACTAATTGCATATACCACGAATTAGGGAAAGTTTTGGGGTCATTTAAATCTACAGTACGTAATGTGTCCTTTATTTCAACGACAATACGGTTTTTCCTTCGGAATTTAAACAATTCCCTATCCGGTGAAGCAATTATATAAGGCGGGTAATTATCGTTGCTTAAAACGAAGTATTTTGCGCTCTCTTTTATTACCCTCTCCGTAGACTCTGTTTCAAAAAGAGCGGCTATAGCGTTTTCCATTGCTTGCCCCCTTTGGGTATTATAATTAATTTCATTTTCCATTGCTTGCCCCCTTTGGTAGTCATTATACCAGTCTAAAGGCGTTTTGTATTCATCATGACCAGTTATTACCGCTATATCATGTCCGCCAATAAAATAATCACTTTTTCGGTAATTGTGCCACTCTTCGTAATTCCTAAACACTTTTCTATCTATCATATTGCCAAAATTTTACAGTTGAATAATAATATACATTCCCGTCTACTCCGAAAACAAATGGTATGCTTTCCGGATGGAACACCCCTATTTTAACATCTCCACTTTCTAAAATAATTCTTATCCTTTCATGTGAAGGAGGGAAACCCCTTGAATTCGTCCATTTCATCGAAAAATTTAACCCTTTTCCTTTACTCATTTGTCCCGTCTAAATATTCTAAATCTGTTAAATTTTCGTTTATTGGTGTCGAAAAATCATATTTAATTGCGTTTTCCATGCTCTCCGTTTTCGGCCCGTATAAATTTAAAAGGCTTTTTGCTACTGTTTTATTAGCCATCATCTCAAAATCTGTGACCCATAACCCCATTTTTTTTCTATAAGATTGTGAGTATTTTTTAGCGTGTGCTTTTATCTCCTCGACTGTCATATATTTAAAATATTCACCCCCTGAAAGATATTTTATATATGCGATATTACCAATATAAGCCCGGTTTTTTCTCTCTATATAGCCGTTATAGTCATAACTTTTCAATATTATTTCACCTCTGAACGGGTCTATACCTTCGATATCATCCTCGCGAACCTCTGAGACATTTATACGCTCTAATTTTTGCGTCCTATTAGCTAATTCAATGAATCCACGATACATTATTTGTGCTTGTGCGTTGTCATTGTAAGGGACGATACATGATTGTCCAAGAGCGGGAACTAATGACAAACCAGTCGTTGCAATAGCTAATCCGCATAAAATTACGCTGTTCGGGTTGCAAAATTTCAACTTAGAATTGTACGAAGCTTGCAAAATGTTTTCTACGAACGCCCGCCCCTTTGATTCTCCTAAAATTTGGCAAAAACGCTCTAAATTATTGGAATTAAGGGCTAATTTCTTTATGTCTTTGTAGTAGTTCACTGTCTGTACAGTCGCTACGTTGTTTTTTATTTGCTTATTTATGTCCATAATTACTTAATTAAATATTACTATACTATCATTTAAAAATACCTCCACAGTATCGGGGCAATTAGTAATTTCTTTTGTTTTTTGCTCCTCCAGTATTTGCGTATCCAGCATTCCTCCAATTAGAATTAGCAGAAATAATATAAGCCCGCAAATTGCGTTTAATTTGTCTTTTTTAGTTGTCATAGTAATATCCTTTTGAATAAATATTGTAATTGTCTTTTTCTGATAAAAAATCATTTATCATTTTCAACGCTATTTTTTTAGCCTCTTCATTATCACCCATATATTTTACCGTAAATTCCCACGTTTTTAGCCAGCAGTTAATGTCTGTAGCCTTGTTATTCTCTATTTGTATTTCCGAATAGAAATCACATATTTTGTCTAAAATAATTATCTCATCTTTCAAAATAACATTCTCGTTTTCGCCTACTTCAAAATTGAAGTAATTAAAAATAAAATAAGAAGCTATTTGTTTATAAAATAATTCTACGTTTATTAGTCCTATCATTTTATTGTCTTATTTAGTGTTTTATACCCTATTATTTCGTTTTTCATCTCATCTACTCTTTTATCATAGTCTCTTTCCCCTGAATTAGCAGAAACGTATTTAATTATTTTGTCCTCCTCTTTTATTAGTAGTGTTAAGTATGGATATATATACATATTATTTGTCACTCTTTTAATAGTATTATTTATTTCAAAAATGAAACAATACATGTCATTTTCTGAAGCATTTGGCAACATTTCTAATATTCCCTTTGCATCTTTGAGAATATCTTTTTTTTTCATATTATATCGAATTTAAAAATAACCTCCTGACCAGCATATAAATAGTCCTTAATTTCAAAAGGATATGAGTTCCCGTGACTATCCTTTACTATGAAACATGTATAAGTATTGCCATTTTTATCATAAAAATCTGTCAAATAAACCTTTTTTGACATTAAAAACGGATGATATGTACCTATATTTAGTTCATATTCACAAAAAATGAAATTCAATATTTCTTTTTCAAGAGATTGACTTAACCGTATTTGCCGACCTTTCAAATGTCCTACTTTATTCGGGTTAATATGCGTTAACCGTATGTCTGTCAAGTCTACAAAAAAATCAGAATCCTTTTCCCCGTTTCTAATTATGTCCCTTTTTACATAAGCAATATCATCTCCTTTTTTGGATACATCTATTATTTTATACTTGCCAGTTTGTTTATTCTTACATGTAATAATACGGTGAACATATTTTTCGATTAAATTAACGTCATTTAAAAAGCCAATTATTTTGTAAATGTCACCTTTATATTTAAATGAAGAAAACAAATCATTTAGTTCTTTTATTTTTATTTTCTGTATCATATCTATTTCCTTTTTTCACTAATTTATTTTCAAATGATAATTCTTTTACATCTATTCCATTACTAACACAATAAGTAATAATTGTTTCTAAGTTATATGAGCTATATTCAAACGACCTTTCTTCGTTTTCTACTTTCAATAAAGTAAAATGCATATAATCAGGGAAATTTGAATGTTCTATGCTTATCTCTACTGTATACATAATGTTTTTATTTAGAAGTTCCAATAAATTAAATATTCTCCGCCCCTTGTTCCTATGTGTGTGTGCTCAAGTCTATTTCTTTTCTTATTCCAATACAATTCGCCTTGTACCCAATACTTTTTACCGTTTACTTCATACTCAAAGTAATTATTGTCTCGATAAGTGCCTTTTATTGTCTTCATAGCTGTATTTTTTATTGTTTAAATATATGTCCGCCTATTTCCCAAAAATCATACATTAGGTTTCTTTCGTATAAAGAGTAGTCTATATAATACTTAATGTCGGGCGGGCAATCAGGGTATTGTGCATCAAACATCTCCTCTACAAAATCATCTATATTTTCATAATACCCCATATATGCATCTTTAGCCCTATTTATTAAGTCTAATATGTCAGACCCTAATAATTTGTAGTGATAATTATCCAGCCAGTAGAAAAAGGCTTCTTTGAAATCTTCGTCGTATTCTTTTGTACAAAAGTAGTTACACAAATCTATGAGTTCATTTGGCAATTTGTCTGTTAATTGTAGTTCCTCCGGAATGTCTTCAAATTCTACTATCTCGTAATAATCCGCTCCGGTTGCCTTTAATAATTCAACCATTTCTTTCTCGAATTCGTTAGGGTGGAAGTATGATAGTACTTCAACCCACTCGCTTTTTATTACTTCGTTCGTCTCGTTTTTGCGGAATTCTACGCGGATTCTCGCGTCTTCTATGTTTATTCTTTCCATATTGATAATGTTTTAGAGTTTAATATATTGTGCAGGGCTTTCGCCCTGCTGGTTAACTTTAATAAATGCGTCCGGATGAACCGTATACGCCTCCGTTATAAATCCTTGAAAGTTTCCCGAAATACCCGTATTTCCTATAATTTACGGTATCCGCCTTAAATAATTTCATTGCCTCCGCTTTGTTGCTTGCATAGTATCTCTCATCTGTTAATCGACCCATACAATCATATATTGCATAAGTATTGACTTGTTTCTTTGATTCTGTTGCTTCCATAATGGTAAGTGTTTGTGTTTAATATTTCGTTTTCTTTATTTCCTTTTCTGTATTACAAATATACAAAACATTTTGAAATCACACAACATTTTTTCTGAGAAAATGTATTATATCTCATATGTTTTAACTATATATTAACATATTGAATACTATGTTTACATATTGCGCTGTCATTATAGCGAGTCGCCTTTTTACTCCTTCGTTTTCCATAGTGCCCTAACATGATAACCCGACCTATTGCGGTTATATATTACCCCATTTATTGTAAACATAACTTGGAGTTTTCTTTAGAAAAAAAAAGAAAGGAAATAACTACATGCAGAGGCTATATATTATATATATTATTACTATATATGAATTGTATATATATACATAAAGGAGATACATTCATAACGTGCGTGTGTGTGCGCGCGCAGTTCTGCGAGCTAAGGCAATGAAACACAAAGCGTTACAGAGGTGAAAATGTTAATATCTCATTTGGAATTAAGTTAAAACAATACGGAAATGTTAACGGGATTGTTTCACATGAAACAGAGAGGAGAGCGGGGCGAATGATGGAGGAGAAGGGATAACGGAATCGGAAGCCAGACGAGAGAAAGCAAAGCGAGGATGAAGCAAAAAAGATGATGCGGGAAGGAAGCGGGGAATCTCTTTGGGAATCGGAATCACATAAGGGGTTGCATTGGTTAGCTCCGAAGCGAGGGGCACAGCCCCGAGCGAGGTTATCACTTCCTTTGTTTTGTTTTTGAGTCAGGGGTAAACAGGGGTAGGGGGTCGGGCTTTATTAATAAATTTGGAAGTTCGCCTAAAAGTATTA